CCTCCAAAAAACACACAGGTCATTTTCACATAACCCCCACCCATAAGAAAGGTAGGTGAAAGATATGAGTAAAAAGACAGAAATAAGTAAAGATGTACTAGTTGAGAAAGAGATAGAAAGACTTACAGCATTATTTAAGGATATAGATAAAAATAAAAGGCTAACAGCTAAAGGGTTGATAGAAGAAGCTGCTTATATGAGAATAACTCTACAAGAATTGAAAAAAGAGATTGATAAACATGGCCCAATAGATGAAATGCCACAAGGTGATTACTCTATCTTAAGAGAGCATCCTGCCTTGAAAAGTTATAATACAATGGTACAGAGATATACAAATATTATAGATAAACTAACTAATTTACATCCTAAGGAAGTCAAGGTGGTGGAGGAAGATGATGGTTTTAATGAGTTTATATCGAGCAGACAAGATTAGTAAAATATGATATAATATATATGTGGGATAGGGTAGCACTATAAAGATGAAAACAACCAGCAGTTAAGCATCCTATAAAAAGGGTGCTTTTATTATGCTAAAAAGTAGGTGATTAAAGGTGTGATAAATAATGAAATTGAAAGAAAATACCACTTCGTTAATTCTCGAACCGACTAAGTATCCACGCACTGATCCAGACATTGTATTCGGAAAAACAAAGCCTATTATAGACAAAAAAGGTTTCCGAAGGTACCCAAAAGACTATAATCCAATACTTGAATATTGGGAACAGATAGAGACGGGCAAAACTTTAGTACCTAAAAAGGTATATGAGCAGTACAAAGAAATTGTACGTTGGATTAAAGAAGGCGGATATAAGGAATGGTTTTACTCTAATGAGAGAGCCAATCACATAATCGAATTTGCAGAAAACTTCTGCTGTCATTCTAAAGGTAAACTAGCAGGGGAAAAGGTAGTATTAGAATTATGGGAAAAAGCATATTTAGCTAGTGTATATGGTTTCATAGACATTGAAGGTAACAGGAAACATCAAAGAGTAGTACTCATTGTAGGTAAAAAGAATGGTAAGTCTTTACTTGACTCCATCATGGGCCTATATGGCTTAGTTGCTGATGGGGAAGGCGGGCCAGAGTGCTTTTGTGTCGCTACTAAAAAGGACCAGGCCAAGATTGTATGGCAAGAGGCTAAGAGAATGGTACAGAAATCGCCGTCTCTTAGAAAAAGAATAAGAACGCTGACATATGACATATTTTCTGATTTTAATGATGGTGTATTTAAAGCCTTGGCATCTGACGCTGACAGTTTAGACGGGTTGAATATTCATGTAGTTATTATGGACGAGTGGCACCAATGGAAGAACGGCAGGGCTTTATACGATATCATGGCCGATGGTATCACAGCCAGGGAGCAACCTTTGATTATAATGACTTCAACAGCAGGAACAATTAGAGAAGATATATTTGATGAAATATATGAAGAGGCAGAAATCCAATTTAATAACATGAAGCTAGGAAACGAGGTCGATGATAGAACCTTGTTTTTTATTTATGAGCTGGATAAAAAAGATGAGTGGAGAGATGCGAACAACTGGGTAAAAGCAAACCCTGGAATCGGTACGATAAAAAAATTAAGAGCATTACAAGATAAAGCTAAAAGAGTGGCCGACAATCCAAAACTAGAGAAGAATTTTGTGTGTAAGGAATTTAACATAAGAGAAACAAGTTCAGAATCCTGGCTAACATTCGAGCAACTAAACAATACAGCTACTTTTGATATAGAAAAATTAAAACCTAGATATTGTATTGCTGGGATAGACTTAGGAGCAACTACTGATTTAACTTGTGCAACTATAATATTTAGAGTTCCTGATGACCCAATTCTATACGTTAAACAAATGTATTGGCTACCAGGTGATTTACTAGAAAAACGAGTGCAGGAGGATAAAATTCCATATTCTACATGGTTAGATAAAGGATTATTAAGAGTAAGTGAGGGTAATAAAGTAAACTATAAAGATGTTACTAAATGGCTATTAGAAGTCCAGAACGATATGGATATTTATATCTTTAAGATTGGTTATGATAGTTGGAGCTCAACTTATTTAATAGATGAGTTAGAGCAGAATTTTGGGAAAATAACCGAGCCAGTAATTCAAGGGGCAAAGACTTTTTCTAACCCTTTAAAGAGAGTAGAGGCAGAATTAGAAGCTAAAAGAATAAATTATGGAAACAACCCAATTTTCAAATGGAACCTCTCGAACAGTGCGATTAGCGTTGACAGGAATGACAATATTGCATTGGTTAAAACAAGTAATCCAAGACGTAGGATTGATGGTGTTGCCTCGTTCATGGATTCCTACATTGTGCTCGAAAGAAATTACCAAGAATATATGAATATAATATAGAATTATGATATAATTTATATGTAGGATAGTTATGGACTAGCTACCCATAATGACAAGAAGGAAGTCCGAACCTTCTTCCTACATACATAAAATTAAACATTCGGACAAGCTAAACACTATCGGAGGTGTATTTGTTATGGCTAAAAGAAAAACAAGCGAAGAATTTATTATAAGGAGGTGAGAAAGTGGGATTATTTAATGTTTTTAAAACAAGGAAGAATAAAGCAGTAACAGTATCCAAATACAAGTTGATTACAGATATAGGGAATGGCTTTTATAGTTGGAATGGAAATATTTACAAGTCTGACATTGTAAGAGCAGCTATAAGACCAAAGGCGCAGGCAATAGGGAAGATTGTAGGAAAACATATAAGGGAAACAGTTGTTAATGGTTCAACCAATATAATAATTAACCCAGAACCTTACATAAGATTTTTACTTGAAGAACCTAATCCATACATGACAGGGCAAATGTTGCAAGAGAAATTGGCAACACAATTAGAACTTAATAATAATGCCTTTGCTTATATCTTAAGGGATGAATTTGACTATCCTATGCAGATATATCCTATCACTGCTGTAGCATGTGAAGCAATACAAGATGATGCTAGTGTATTGTATCTAAGATTTGTATTGATGAATGGTAGAACCATAACTTTTAAATACACAGACATAATTCATTTAAGAAAAGACTTTAATAACAATGAAATATTTGGAGACTCTCCAACGGAAACTTTAATCCCATTGATGGAGATTATCACAACTACAGATCAAGGCATAGTGAAAGCTATTAAAAACAGTAATGCTATTAAGTGGTTATTGAAGTACAACACAACTCTTAGGCCCGAGGATATTAAAAGGCAAACAAAGGAATTTGTTGATAACTTCTTGAATATCGAGAGCGAAACAGTGGGAGCAGCTGCAGTTGATGTAAAAACAGATGCGCAACAAGTCGCTCCACAAGACTATGTGCCGAACGCAGCACAGATTGATAGGGCAGTGCAAAGGATTTATTCATTCTTCAATACGAACAGTAAAATAATTCAAGGAAATTATTCAGAAGACGAATGGATAAGTTACTATGAAAGCAGCATTGAGCCAGTTGTAGTACAGCTAAGTGGAGAATACACAAGAAAGCTATTCAGTAGGAGGGAGCGAGGCTTTGGGAATAAGATAGTATTTGAAAGCTCTAATCTTACATTTGCAAGTATGCAGACAAAATTAAACTTAGTTAACTTTGTTGATAGAGGAATTTTGAATCCTAATGAAGTTAGAGCAATTCTTAATCTAGCACCAATACCAGGCGGAGAAGTTTATTTAAGACGATTAGACACAAGACCAGCTGATGAATAAGAAAGGGGGTGATTAAATGGCGAAAGTAAAAGTAAAAGGAGTTATAGTATCAAATGATGACAAATGGATTTATGATTGGTTTGATATGGATTCAACAAGTCCTAATGATGTTGAAAAAGAAATCAATATAGCAAATGGTGCAGACTTAGAAGTTGAAATTAATTCAGTTGGTGGCGACGTTTACGCAGGATCTGAAATATATACAGCATTGAAGTCTTATAAAGGGAATGTTACAACTAAGATTGTAGGGATTGCCGCAAGTGCAGCATCTGTTATTGCCATGGCTGGTAAGCGAGTTTTAATTTCTCCAACAGCTCAAATTATGATACACAACGTATCATCTTGTGCTAGGGGCGACTATAGGGACCTAGAACATGAAGCCGAAGTGCTTAAAAACTATAATAAATCTATTGCAAGTGCTTACCAGCTGAAAAGTGGTATGAGTGAAGAAGAATTGTTAAAATTAATGGATGCTGAAACATGGCTTACAGCAAAACAGGCACTAGAATATAAGCTTGTAGACGAAGTTATGTTTGAGGATGCCCCTTCTATAGGATTGGTGGCAGGCATAAATACTTCCAGGATATTACCACCAGAAGTAATAAACAAAATGAGAAATACAATTAACAATCCGCTTAAGTCTTTAGATGAACCTAAAGATAACGAAGCGGATATTTTTATGCAGAAAAAAGCAGAAGCAACATTCAGATATCTTAAATTAAAAGGAGTGATAGAGAATGAATAAAGAGAAATGGGAACAACAAAGACAAGCACTTATGGATGAAGCTCAACAGTTACTTGCAGATGGTGATGCAGAAAAAGCAAACGAGAAAATGGCAGAAGTTGAAACACTAGATAATCAGTGGGAAGAGTTTAAAAAAGCTAATGCAAATTTTAATGCATTAAATTCAGAACCGAAAGTTATTACATTAGAAAATAAAAGTTTATCTATAGAAGGAGGATTAAGCATGTCAATTTTAGGAACAGAGCCAATTAAAGATGAAAAAGAAATTTATTTAAACGCATGGTCTAATTTTGTGCAAGGCAAGAAGTTGGATTCTAAACAACAGGAGATTTTCGACAAAGTAAACACTGAATTTAACAATTCTTACACACACGATACTGGGAACACAAGTATCCTTATCCCTGAAACAGTGGTGACAGGAATTTGGAAGAGAGCAGAAGAGATGTACCCATTATTAGCAGACGTAAAGAAATACAATGTTAAAGGTACGCTTACAATTAAGAAACATACAGGAATTACAGCTGGTGATGCTACTTGGTATGACGAAGATACATCAACAGCAGACGAGAAGAATGCATTTGGCGAATTAACTCTTACTGGATGCGAATTAGCAAAAGCTATTACAGTATCTTGGAAACTTCGCTCAATGGCAACAGAAGAATTTATTCCTTTTATCATTAATGAACTTGGCGAAAGAGTTGGGGCAATATTAGGCAAATCAATTTCAGTTGGCAAAGGCAAGCCTGGCGAAAATGACACATTTAAAGCACAACCACAGGGCATTGAAACTGCTTTACTTGCAGAATCTAATACGCCACAAGTTGTAACTTATAATCCTTCAGCTAACCCAGCAGACCCACTTACATATGCAGACTTTACTTCTGCTGTTGGGAAAATTCATTCTTCTTACTTGCCAGGCACAGCTATTTATGCTAATAGTAAAACAATTTGGAACCAATTGGCAAACTTAACTGATACAACAGGAAGGCCTTTATTTATTCCAGATGCAACAAGTGGTGGGGTAGGTAGAATGTTTGGATTTATTGTTAAGGCAGATGCAGGCGTTACAGATGATAGCATTATAATCGGAAATGCAAATGCTGGATATGTGTTTAATACAGGTGAGCCTATGAGTATTGCTACAGAGGAGCACGTTAAAACACGTACAGTTGATTATGCTGCTTATACAATCGTAGATGGTGCAGTATTAGATACAAAGGCATTTGCATTAATAAAAAAATCCGAATAACTGTTGACCCTGGAACAGCTACATTCGACCTCAATACAGCTGGGGATGGTTACACGGATGTAGTGTTAACGGTTAGTGCTAGTATAGGCACAGTAACCATAAGTGATGTGTATAATGGCGAAACAAAATTAACTAAGGACACT